ACAGACAGCGTCCAGTTATTATGCGCGGTTCTTGTAAGCTCACGAATTTTGTGGTTAGGAGAAAAAATGTAAAGAATGTCCGCGCTTTGCTCGAACTTCAATTTCGGTAAATCAGCCTCTGTGTAAGGGGTCGCAATTTCGTATATGTTGTTGTTAGTGCCCAGTATAACGCCGTCATCTTTGTAGAAACGGATGTATTGGTCCCCAAACTCAAGCACATACCACTGCACGATAGAAAACTGGAAGACCCAAAGCCTAGATTTTTTGTTGTTAAACTTAGTGCCGTTAACAAAACGAAAACCGGGCCGATTTTCAACCGAGCCGCGGACCCGGGGCAGAAAATTCTCAAGTCTGCGAAGTGATGACGCCCACTTCTCCAAATCAGACCGGGCCCACAATTCAGGCGATATTTCGCCACCACTGAAAGAGGTCTGACGAATTTTCATTTGCGCACATCCACAAAGTCGCCCCACCCGGTCGGCTTAATGTGGCTGAGATTCACACTGTCAGCCGCAGCAGCGGCTAACGCCCGCACGTAGGCATTATTCATTATTTGGAGCAACTGCTTATCACCACGGAGCGGAAGTGCAATGTCAGCCGCTAACCGCCACGCCAAACAATCACAGAATCCGGGGTCAAAAAACGTGGCGTTGTCGATATTAGCCGTATAGACCAATTCAGCCTCATCTTGATCCGTAGCAATTAACTGAAGGCCTTGAGACGGGTGTGAGATTACTTCAAAGTCGATTCGAAGATACGGGTTGGAGCCTTTCGGATCGACTGGGTTCACAATGCGCCGCGGTGTCAAACAATCGGCGGGCTTTGCATAAACGTAGTCCCACGCGGGGTGCTCAACGGTTGTAAGAGCCAGTGGAGCTACTCTACGGGCGAAGCTCCAATCAAAATCGTTCAGAACAGCCTCTCTTACAATCGCAAGATGACGACGACACACTTGGGCCTCTCGCGTGGGCTCATCCAGCGACTGGATAGCCGGAGCCAAGACACGCGATAAGGCCAAGTTGCATATCTGAACGATGTTCGCCATTAGCTAAGGATGTCTAAGTCTTCAGGCTTAACATCGGCAGTAAATCCGCCGGTGCCCGCAATTTTTGTCCCGCCAGAAGCCCGGGGTTTACGTTTCGGTTTCTGAAGGTCATAGAGTGTTACAGGCTCCTCCCCTGCATCAGCGGGAGGAGCCTGCTGCACTTCTTCTGCTGGCTTAAAACAGTCCTCCGGCTCATCCCCCATTCTCTCCACGACATCGCCGGGAGAGAACAGGGTCGAGCGAAAGAAGACCTGCTTAGTGCAGACCAGTTTCATCCATTAGTTACCGGTTTCAGCTTTCAGAGCTTCCCAGTCCTGCACATTCAGAACCAAGCCTGCATCCAACGTGCCGGTCGTCGGGTTGGTGCCAGTGACCACGTAACGGAACCGGAGATACCTACGCGCGCCTCGGGGCACCGAAGGAAGCTTCAGGTCTTTGTTAGTGGTCAGTTCGGCGAGCGGGAACGACTTGGACCACAGATCGACGGGCGCAGTAAACGCCGCATCGTTAGCAGTCTGCAGCACGATAGCAAGTGAGGTCAGGTTGTTGAAAGCAGCCCCAACACGAGCGAAAGTTTCGATCGCTTGGTTGCTCCCACGTCCGACATCAGCCGCGCTACCCGTATCATAGATATGGGTGCTGTTTGCGGTCGCAGTGATGGCTTGCCCATCACTGAGTAGGGTTTCTTTATCGATGATCATGGAGGTCTCCTCAGTTATGCGGCGGGTTAAGCGACCGCGGTTTCATTCGAGATGATGGAGTCACAGCGTTTGACCGGAACACCATCGAAGTTCAGAACATGCTTACCGGCGACGGTGTCAAGCGTGAGATTGACATTGTCGCGGTTCGCAATCTGACGACGAAGGAAGGACCGCACAGTCCGATTGCAATAGAAGACAGGACGACCCATCTTCAAGTTGTGGACCTGCTCAAGGGCCTGAACCATCAAGTCGATCAGATCGGCACCGGAGCTGGCGTCCTTAACCAACTGGCTGACTTTAATGTTAGCGATGCGAACGACATAACGCCAGTCGCGAACAGTCAGTCCGCAATCCCAACGATAGTGGGTGCGGTAAATCTGATATTCGCCACCGTTACCGTCGCTAGCAGTGTCTTCGCCAAGATCGCGGACTTGGAGACCGGCTTTGCCGCCTTTCGGGAAAATTCCGTGGACGGACTGATCGCCCCAAACGACAAGCCAGACCGACGTGTTGCCGGTGCCGGTGCCGCCTGCGTTAATGACGTTCTTGCCGTTCTCCGCAGTCAACGAGTTGAACCGGGGCGCAAGACCCAAGAACCGTTCTTTGTGGACCTCGGTGTTACCGTAGAACAACGTGTTGCAGAACTCGATGTTCATAGCCTCAATAAAGGCTTTGTCCTCTGATAGACGGAATTCAGGCGTGTTACCGTTGAGATCGGCGAGGGCCTTGTCAACCTTAGCGTAGGCCTCAAGCATCCCACAAGTGTCCTGCACTTGCACGGTGCGGGACTTGCTGGGCTGCACGCCGTAATTCAACAGTCGCCACGTCGCAGAGGGCAGACCCGAGCGAACGGTGGTTTTGTGCCCAGTGGGCAGATTTCCTTCAACCCAAAGCATGTCATCCAGAACTTCGTTGGTCTGCGAAAGCAGTTCAACGATGCTCGGAATGCTGCCATTGGGATCAACGCGCTTGGCCCAATCTGCAAGGGTCAACGCGGTTTGACCTAGAGTAGCCATTGTTGTTTCTCCTTGTTGTTAGTTTACCTGTTTTGAGTCATCGTCGGGTAGAGCTTTGCAGCCACCGAACGAACGTCATTCGCAGAGGGGGAGCCCTCCACGAATTTGTCCTCGCCAGTGGCCTTTGCGACCCTAGCGAGAAAACGGAACAGCGCGGGGTTGTCGCCCCAGCCAGAATCAAAAAGAGCGTCAAGCTCTCGAAGATCGTTGCCCGCGAACTTGACAATAAAGTTGCGAGTGCGGAGCCGGGTCTCCTCGAAACTGCGGCCCCCAAACTCAGGATCACTCTTAACTTCTGCGACCCACTTCTCTCGAAGAGCGTTCCACTGAGACTCTTGAGCTTTCACGAATTTTTCCGGGGAAAAGTGCTTCACCGCAATATCGACCAGCTTTTGCGCTTGATCTTGAGAGAGATTCAACTCCCTAGCAACTTTTTCAAATTCGGGGGTTGCTTCAGGATGCGGAGTGATTCCGTCCGGAAACTTGAACTCGTATTTTTCCGGAGCCCCAACTGATTTGTCAGAGGGGCTGCTAGAATTTTCAGACTGTGGTTTTTGACCAGCAGCAGGGGCTTCAAGAGTGTTGGCTTTGGGCTCTGCGGCAGGGGCCTCAGAGCTACCAGTTATTGGCGTATTCGAACTAAGAAGTGTGTCTTCCATAAAGCGACATTACCATTCTGGCTCATCATCGCAAGTCCCACTAGTTTCCGGCTCAACAAAGAACCGCACAACTTTGGGGTCAATGGCCACGATTTCGTTCAACAACTCGACGCCTACCGAGCGACGGCCATTCAAGAAAGCCATATTGTAGGGGTCGGGTGAATAGGCCGATGACCACACACCGGCGGCAAAAAGCAAACGACGTATAAGCATCCGGCCTTCCGGCAGCCGGAGAACGGCCTGAAGTTGTCGGCGTTGCTCTTCTAAGATTTTCAGCTGGTCTTCGTTGGGTTTCATACGCCTGATGTTAACGCCGCGAGAGCCGGGCCACCAGAAGTCTGCTGGCTGATCTCAGAAGACGTTTTAGCCGCATCCGCAGCACTAGACGCAGCCTGAGCAATCTGTGAAATCGGCTGCGCCATTTGAACCATCTGCATGAGTTGCTGCTGTTGAGCCCTAGATGCCCTAAGTTCTTCGACCTTGTCATCCGAATTAACGATCGACGGAGGAACACCCAGCATATCGCTGTAAACATCGACCGCTTGGTCCAAATCGACTTTGTCTAGAACATCCGGCTTCATGCCCGCGACCGCACCAACAAACGTCATAAGCTGATCAACAGCGGACGTTCCGACAATTTTTTGAGCCTGAGCAAGTAAAGAGATATACTCGATCTTCAGTTCTTGGCCTTGGAGCTCCGGCGGCGCGGGCGGAAGAAGACCCAAATCGTTCATGATATTAAACGTCCGGTCAATGACCGGATCGAGAAACTCGCTGTCTAATCGCTCAAGTATCGGTCCTAGCATGACCAGTTTTTCTTCGTGCCGCCGCGCGATTTCCGTAGCGGTCATGCGCTTGTCTTGATTGAGCACGGACAAGAATAGGTCATTAAAAAAGAATCTGCGGATGCGCTGTTCAACGGCTTCAATTTCAAGCCGAAGGTCCGCAAAGTTGGTCCGGTTTTCCATTGCCGGTTTAAGACCAATATTTGCTGCCGTCTCATCAATATAGTTCACCCCGCCAGCGGCAAGAGTCCCGCCGACTGCCCGGAGCCCAGCAGGAGCGACCATCGGGGGGTCAACTTGCTTATCGAGGGCTTTTAATTTTTTCAGCTCCATCAGCTGGAGCTGTTTAGCGTCCCCTAATGCGGCCATACCCGGGCTCACACCATAGGTGTCAACGCCTACGACTTCCCACCGTGGCGCGACAAACGGGATTTCGTTATAGCCCGATTCACGCAACAATTTGTCGCTGTCGCCAGACAGCAGAAAATACACGGACTTGTAGGCTTTGCCTCTAAAATCCGCATAGCGTTCGTCGCGTTCGTTGTTGGCCTCAATGACATGCACGACCTCAAAACGATGGTCGTAATTACCGGCGTCCCATGCGTTCTGGATCGACTTGTCAAGATTGTCCCATTCAAACTCGCTGACAAGCTGCTCAACCGTCATCGAGAATTGACGGTAAAGAGCGGAGGGTCGATAAGACGAATCGAGGGCCAGACAATATTCACCAATGGTGAACGGTCGGCACCTAATAACCGTGCGAGCGTCTGACTCGATCAGCATACAGCCGGTGCCGAACACACCGCATTCATCGTAGATGGTATGCGCCGATGCGTAAAAATTTGAACGCGCAAACACCATAAGCATCTGATCTCTAACGACGCTCAGATACTCCCGGACACCTTCTTTCTCGGCGAGCGATTTATCATGCGTTGTTAGGCGAAACCACGGTCTCGATGGAGACGTAAGCCCGCCCTGCATACCCCCGGCCAAAGTCCGACGCGCATCTACAGCGGAGCCGTTAATGATCTTGTCGTGCTTCTTTCGACCATCGTTATGCTGAGTAATACTGTCGCCTTTCAGATACCGGCCACGAACCGGAGAGAAGTATTCGGCAAGCTCCCGCCAATGGGCGTCCCAGCCTTGAGCAGAACGCTCAGACTTCAGAGCGTTGAACCGTCTGCGATAGCGAGCGGTCTTGGTTTCCTCTCTCCGCTTCATAGTGTTTATTTACGCACCCAAGAGGGTCTTTTTAGCGACAGGCGCAGCACTTGTGTCACCAAGCGGCCCGCTCAAAATAGTGGACGACCGACCAGCGGCCAACGCGGCCTGTTTTCTCTGCTTTTCCGCAGCAGCATCGCCTTCCGGACCGGACATATCAACCGGAGGCGGTGGCGGCGGTATTTTAGGGGATTTACCCATGCACATACGTTTGTCTCCTTGTTATCAACCCACAGACGTAATAACGCCGTCTTGACCGGGTTTCGGCTTTTGTTTTTTCGCGAGCTCAAGCGCGAAATTGCGCCTGAGCTCAAATCGGTTGCGAAGGCCTTTCTCCAGATTCGGACGGCCCTTCAAATTCGCGTAATCGATCTCATATTTGAGAGCGGCATCAGTGAGCCTGTCGATTTGGGCCTCAGTGCTTAGACCCTTTGGACCGTCTTTACCGAAAGCAATCTCAAATATTTTTCGCGCACCACCTTCACCGCGGTGATAGATGATGTCACGGACCATCTCCTGAATGACCGGATCACTGGAAAACTTTGTAGCGGCTGCCGTTTTCTTTTCGACCATCTTAGCGAATTCGGCCTTAATCTCTTGCTGGCTCTTGCCGGACTTGATCATCTGAAGAAGCTGATCACGTTCGGCCTTGTTGTATCGGGGCGTCATACCAGCAACTTCGATGTTGTCCGATCCGACCGCGCCACCGTCATTGCTGGGCAGCGCATACGGCATGATGTTGCCGTTTTTGTCGAAACGACCTTCTCTTGACCACAAATAATCGACGAACCTCTGAGACACGCTCACACCGCTAGGCGCAGTGCTTTCTACCCGCCCACTATTGGACGGCGTATTATTCGATTTAGACGGCGTATTCGCTTGCAGCGGCGTAGCCGCGGGCCGACCCGCAGGAGCTACCGATTTACCGACTTGCAACGGCGCAGGTGCAGACGGGGGCGGCACCGAATAACCGGAGAGGCCTCTCGCTGTTGACGCGGTCCATGCTGGTCCATCTTTTTGTGGTGAGCACATGCTCAATAATTACCACGCCACCCAGCCATAGCAACTACCCCCGCAGCCCTTGGCTTTTTGGTCGCTCATGGAATCAAGCGTTCTCGCGACTTCGGCCACACTCTCGTGACCTTCCGCGATTCGGGCGGACCATGTCAGATACCTGCTATCCAATCGGTTTTCTGAGGGGTGCCGTCTTTCGGCCTCGTTTGCGATACCGCTGTTTTTGTGGCCTCTACGCTCAACAAGCACCACAGAGCCCCCAAGACTTCTCACCATTTCGGCTTCTTCAGGGAACCTCACATCATCGATGACAACTTTGCAGACGCCCTCCATGTGCAGCCGCTTGATTTTTTCAGCGGCGAGATCGACCCATATTGTAGGCGAAACCAGATTGCGCCCCCACTCAGTGCCGAGAGTCTGGAGCAAATAGCGAGTCGTTTTGCCATTAAACGCGGCCAGTGCTGGCGGCGAGTTTTTGTTGGCTAGGTCGTCTTCGGAAAGGCCTATTGCTTTGAGCATTTCTTTGATTGGCGTGGCGAGCGATATGCGGGTCCAGCCCAAACGCTCTAGCTCTTTTGCCAGTGTGCTTTTTCCAACCCCGGCGTAGCCGTGGAGCCCGATGATTTGCAAAGTTTCCATGTTCACAATTCGATAATAGCCCGTGCCGATTAGGTCTCAACGAAAAACGGGCCGGACAGGAACACCACTGTCCGGCCCTCCCCACAACTCACACGGGACAAACCCATGAACCAGTATCAGCATACATTAAATGCTGAATCCGTCAAGTGCCTTAAACACATCATACTCAGTTTCAAGTCTATTAGATAGCCGTTGCTTGATGGGCCCGATACGCGTGATGTCCTGTTGTATATGCACGGGCGCAGCGAATGTGAGGGCCAATGCGTCGCCGATGTCCGGGGATCGGAGGCCTCTCCGTTTCATGTCTTTCTTCGATTCGAGGGCCTTTTTGCCATTCGGCAAAATGAAGCATTGCGGCGCAGTGAGGTCAGTAATGACTGCATCAGCTCCACGCGTTTCAGAGCCCTGAGAGGCTGGCCACAAGGTGCCTCCAGATTCGAGCCACTGCAGCATGTCGAACCACATTTGGGTGCGCTTGTTGTGATACATCGGACTGCTGGACGCACCACCGAAATTGACCGGCACCGGGTTTCGACCGAGCCGCCGCAAATAGTCGATGACGCCGGAACCCCATCCGATGTCGATGAAACACGCCACCGCTTTATACTGGGTCCACCATTGGTTCACCAAATCGCCTAATGTCTGGCTGTCCATTTTGGCAAACACACCAAGGCACTTAGAGGCGAGGCCCTGACGCATCACCACGACTGAGCGGTCGTCACCTTCCCACGCCGGATCAACGCCAAGCACGACCGGAGCAAATTCGTATTCATGCCGAGCCAGTTTCCGGTTCATCGCTGTTTCGACCAGTGTGCGCGGTAT